GGAGGAGCAGCGATGAATGCTACGACGAAACAGATGGTTGCTGCCAACAGAGTTGGGATCATCAGAACGCCGAACCAACCGACATAGAGGCGGTTATTGGTGGAAGTTACCCAGTCACAAAAATTGTCCCAGGTAGATTGTCCTTGTTGTTGGACGAGAGTAGATTGTGCCATTGAAATTAAACAGTTAGTAAGACCATCAGGGAAATGGTGGAGTTACTATTCCTCTGCACCCTAAGCAGAGGTATGAGAGACGTGATTTAGACACCCTATAGGTCTCGGTTTAAGGGGTGTTACAAGAATTAGAAACGTTACATTTCTTAACCCGTTGATTTATTTAGTATAAACCGTACCCATACTTCCTGTCAACCCCTCTTGGTGCTAAATAACCAAAGATAATACCTTTGGACTTATACCAATGAAAGCAGGTTTAATTGCTTTTGGAATGATATTGATGACCACCACTGTAGCAAATGCAGGTGGATTAGTTACAAGACATCAGTCAAGTCTTCAGCACACAGTAGACGCTGCAAGAACAACCACTTCTAGAATCGGCAACTCTTATTCAGTTTCTGGTAGTGGTGTTGTTACTGACGTTGGTGGAACGGGCACTGCCGACTTGAACGTTGGTGGTCTTGGAACCCTATCTAATGGTGCAGCAGGAGGATCAATCCCAACAGCGACTCAATCATCTTCTGGTGCTGCCTTTAGTTTCAGTAATTCTTTCACCGCAGGTGATGCCACCGATGCAACTGGAACTAACTCAACTGCATATACCGCAGGTAGTGCTGGTGACTATAGTGGTGGTGGTTCTGTTGGTACCATTGATAACAAGCATACACTTACTATCACAGGAACAAGTCAAGGTGCTGGTACTAGTGTAACTGCTCAATTCGTAACAGAACTCACCGTTATAGACTAATGACTAGATTACAAGAAGCAATCGGACTAGGATTGGTTCTTGGTGTAATTCACGGTTTGGCACAACCAGGATATTCCGTTCCGGTGGTTCCAAACTTCACACAAGGCTCAATGACTAGCCACACAGAGACTACTTCAAAAGTCACTGAAACGATTAACTCTATAGATTATTCAACAGGATGGCAATACTCAGTAACTGGAAGCAATGTCTCCAACAATGGGGAATCTCTACTTCCACCAACCACATCAAACAACGTGACAGTGAATCCTTTAGGAGGAACAGAAGGTCAGGTTACAAGTACAGCAACTGGTCTAGACTTCTCCAACTCAAACTTCACAATAACAAATCCAGGTGCAGCATTTCAGTTCACGACAACATATCAAGGTCCTGGGGTCACGAATCAAACTATAATTCAGAGAGTTACAGAGGTTCAAAGCGTAACAGACACTACAAGTATCTTTACCCAGTAATCGGATTACTAATCGCATCCCCCGTCAATGCTGCTGACGTGGGAGGTGTTTCTGCGACTGCTAATCCAATCGCAAATAGCTCAGGCTCGGTGACCAACCAAGCTATCCAGGTTTTACAAGGTCCATATATCACTAATACTTACGGCGGAGGGATCAGTTGTCAAGGACCGACTGCAAACTTTACCCCCTACATTACACATGCTCGTAATGATAAGGATCCATTTGAAACTCATTATCTAGAACCACAATATGATAATAGAGACTTTAAAGGTCGAATGGTAGAAGTAACTAAAACTGTTAAAAACTATCCTTGGGAATCTTGGTACGACGATAGAACGTATACAGATGCATCTGGCAATCAAGTTCGTGCATATGAAGACGGTGCAGATATGACTATCACAGAAATGCAAATGCAAGGTGATGGTGTACCTGATAATGCAGGAGACATTCTATGGCATAAACCGGTAAGAACTGGTATGACTAGAAACTACAGCACCAGTATTGGTTTTTCCGCAACACTATCTTTACCTCTTGATGGTGGATTACAAGAGCGTTGTAAACAAGCAGCAGAAACACAAATTGCATTGCAAGGTCAATTACTTGCCAATAAAAGATTGGATTTTGAGATAGCTCGTCTCAAGAATTGTGGGGAATTGATGCAAAAAGGAATTCGCTTTCATCCTAGAAGCCCATATGCAAAGATATGTGCCGATGTCATAGTGATGAATAAAAATGCTATTGCACCACACAAACATTCAATACCACAACCTACTTCTTCAGGGGTCGAACAGAGCGCAATAACTTCACCGCGTGGTTCCTCTGACGCTGCTCAGCAATCCTCTCACTCGCACTCTGTACCGGGATCTTCTTACCCCGTAAGGTCGCAATCTTCTTCATTACCTTCTTCACAACCGGTTTCACAACCTTTAACAAAAGATCAGCAAGAGGTTTTGCGAGCAGTGCAGAGGTCGTTGCCACAACAGCGATAGATCCTGTAGTAGTTACCATACCTGCTGATGGTATGTTCTGAAGAATCTGAGCGGGAACAGAAAGTGTCTCAAATACTGGGAGACATTCTTTCCCAACCGTTTCATATGCAACAATCTTTCTATTGCCCTCTAGGATTTTTCCTACAGGGTCTTTTAATTGCTGTGCTCTAGTGGGACACTCTGGTAAAGGTGCCTCTGTTTTGGGAACTCTTGGTGATTGTGGTGGTGGAGGTGCTTCTGATTTTGGTGGAGCAACTTTAGGAGGAGGTGGTGCTTCTGTAGTAATCGTTAATTTATTTGTATCATAATCAATCGGTGTGAAGCTAGGGGTTCCAGCATCACACAAAGTCATGACACCATCAGGGTCTTCCTCTTTGAGTGCTGTATTCTTTTGACTATCTTTATGAACCTCAACACAACCAGGAATATTTACAACTGGTACACCAATTTCAGAAGTAACTGGTGGATAAATTGGTAATGCTTGAGGTGGTTCTAACAAATAATTTGGAGGTCTATTAATCGTAATAGTATTAATATCACCACCCTTCAATCTAATATCAGGAATATCCATTAGCAATCATTAAATACTTCACCAACTTGCGAACCGATTTCTGAACCTGCCTTCTGTCCTAGTAGCAATGCCCAACCACCTGCTAACCATCCGACGTAAGGAATATTAGAGACTGCTGGGACGATAACACCAGCACTAATTGCTGTTCCTGCCATCGCACCTTGTGACCGTGCTCCAGCGTCCGCCCGAATGCACTCTTCGTTTTTTGCAAGGGACTTTCCCTCGGCATCAATTGCACCTCCCATGTTACGGGTACCATCCATCGTATATTGATCACGACGGAACTCACGACGCATTTCTGTTGTAGGTCCAAACAATCCTTTCTTATGTTTATCCAGAGTCAAAGATCTATCAGACTCAAGAATTGTTGGATCGTTTGCACGATATTTAATCCTATATCCATCTTTGTCTGCTTCAACTTCATAAGAAGAATAATCACCTCTAGGGAATTGAATGACAGGATAATCGGGTTTACTTTCCTGCATCAGATACCCAAGCAGACCCACATGAGCAACAGCAAAAATACTCCCAACAACAATAGCAACCGTCTTCATAGAAGACCTTTTTGAAGTAGGTTCTGGGTAGTAATCACCAGGTTGCTCCTTATTACTATTAAAAGGATTCATAATGAAGGTATGACAGAACCAGTTGTAGAAGGAATAGCATCACCAGTTGCTTGAGGTAACTCTGGCATTGCTGCATCCAACATTCCAGGGAGTGCCCCTGCAATTGCTTCTGTTGCTGCTGCGGTAATCTTTTCTCTTGCTTCTTCAACCATTACATCCTTATTAAGATATAACCAAGTACCACCACCAACAACGGCAGCAGATACAACAAAAGACGACAGCGCAAGTACATTGATTAGTTTTTGCATAATTGTTCCTTATTTTTGAACACAAATAACTCTGTTAGAAGAAACCAACCTACAGTCAAATGCAGGAGTATTTAGAGCACCAAGAACTGTAACAATAGTAATTGTTGACAACATAGCAGTTTGAGCAACAATTAAGTATGGGATTAGATCTTTTAATTTTTTATTAGATTCCCTTTTCATTCAACCAATGTCCCATGTGCTCTACGAATTTCACGTAGTTCTTCAAAATTCTTTTGCTTGGTTCCACCATCATACTCCCAAGCATAACCTTCTTCAATCATTTGTTCGTTAAGAGATAACGTAGAATCTCCTATGTACAACCAACCGAGAAGGCGACCATACTTGCCCATACCACCAACAAGCTCAGTACGGATAACAAGATCGTCATCCCCACTAATGGCACCATCCAACTTCTCTTTGAGCCAATTCGTCGCATCGATACCTAGCTCCTTTTCTTCTAAGTCTCTTGTGCGTTTCTCTGGTGTATCTACACCAGCAACTCTAACTCTTTCTTTTTTATAAAGATCAAATCCAAGATCAATAGTGACATCAATAGTGTCTCCATCAACTACCCTGTTGATCTCTATCACTCGAAAGTTGTAGCAACTCTTCCGACTCGGTGGTGTCATTGCTCCCATGAGATTCTCTTTCGTCAACTAGTAGTATATATCTAATAACCCAAGAAACTCCTGCCAAAAGTATTAGAATGCTAATTATCACACTCCATGTTGGATCATTGATATCATTCAAAGGTCTTAATACTAAGTTCATTGCTTAGGTTCAACTGCAGAAACTACAGGAGGTTCTTCTTTCTTTTTGGTAACTGCCTTACCATTACCACCTGCCTTAGCAGGAGAAAGTCCGAACGCAGCTAAAGAACCGGAAAAAACCGAAGCTATAAATGTGGGATCAAAATCTAAAATCTTTTGACCGTTTGGAAGTCTTACGTAACTGAATGTAAGAAGAGAGGCAGACCATATAAGTACAACAACTTTAACTAAATTACCAAGAACTTCACTCTTATCTTCATCGTGGTCTTCCTTTTCTACAACTTTGGACTTATCTTCTGCCATTTGTAGAGTAGCAAGGCTCAGTTATTTAGGGTTCTAGTACCTCTACCGTGATGTTTGTGTCGTTTATTTGATTGTATCTTTGACAGAGAACATCACTTCCTTGATGTTCCCATTTGTGATATGCACTTTTTAAGTTTTGGAGGTAATCAGTTCCACCGAGACCAACCATTTCGTCGGCAACGATTTTCTTGATTAACACATCCCTTGTTAAATGTGTCATATGTAAGAATAGTTTTCCAACAATAAACTCTTACATTATAAGACTTAGAGGGATTAGTTCAAAGAGTTTATCTTGGGTGGTTTTTTCCGATTTCTGTATCGGATGTTAATTATTTAGGTAGGTGACCATTTTCAATCAACCACTTACGGGTCAATGGAGTTGGTTCATAGTCACTCCACATTGTGCCACGAGCACAAGATTGAAGTGCTTCCATTGTCATTTTTTCAGTTCTACCTGCCCATCCTGCTTCTGCTTCCCAGGGGACAGCATTTGCTGGATAGGTGCGCTCTGCCATTACACGCCAGATCATAGGCACTTCTTCTTCAGGTTTGATGATGGCAATCAGAGAGTTATTGATAGATCCTGCCATACAATCCTGTGCAGCGTGCCATCCTTCGTGACGCATCACTTGCATCAGATAATTAGTGCTTCCCATAAACTTACGATTAAGGAAGAAGTTATTGCTTACAGTGTGATAAACACCACGATGAGTATGTGGGAAATACTTACTGTCTGCTAGAAACACCCCAACTCCGACCTGCTCAAGAGCGACAAGCATTGCGTTGAACTCGTCAGCAACAAAATCAAAATCAGTATCGGGATACTCATCAGCAACAGTTGCGATGCTTTCGATTTTATCCACTCCATCAGTACACTCTCGAAGTAGCATACACCCCATTGCATCCATACTATGGTAACCCTTGGTGATCTTAGAGTCATCAGCAAGTGCAGGAGTTGCCATAGCAGCTGCTGCAAGAATAGCAAAAATAGTCTTACGCATAATAAGCCTCATAGTATTTAACGATTCCATCGGTTCTCATATTACCTTGAGAAACCCAATCATGTACACATTCATAAATGCTTTGATTTGAATAACGTGGTGAACCATCAGAGCAAATTTGAGAACCAAACTTCTTTAATAGAATGTTCAGTGCTTGAGTTCTTACATCCATACGTTCATCACTGTAACGCCAATCTTCGTTCATTTGTTAAACTGCCCCATACCATTACCAGAATTCCAACCACCAGGACCTTCATGAAAGTTCTCTGAACCACCTTGCGATTCGGAAACTGTATTCCAATTAGAAGTTGCTTTTTGGTACATCAATTCATGAATGTTTTCTGGTTCTTTAGTTTCCTGTTCTTTACGAATATCATCATGAAGTCTTTGTGTTGCTTCTCTCTGACGATGTTCTTCTTGTTTTTCTGTAAGTGTAGGTGCGGGTCCAAACCAAGGGTCATCTTCAAGATATGCAGGTGCAGGAACACCAACATAAGGTTCATAATAATTTAAAGCATCTTCAATAAATGCATCACCCTCATCATACTGTTCTTGAAAATCTTGACAGTCTACAAGATTATCATCAACGGCACACTCAACTTGCCAACTTCCCATTGCTTCAGGGGAGTGAAAGACTTGCCCTAGAGTTTCTTTTAGTTTGCGAATGATCATGCCCAGACTAGCTTCTTACTATAGTTATATGAGTAATGTTTCCTATTACCCTCAATACCCCATCCCAACCAATAAAAGGCAGGGACCATGTATTGATCTACAGTATAACCCCTTCCTTCAAATTCGGGAAGTATCCCCTGAAACTGATTTTCATTAATCATGTAACGGGTTTGCCCTTCTAGACTACTCGGGTCACAATTGTACTTCTTACAGAAACTACCTAACCCCAGATAACGCTTCTCAGTGGTCCACTGAATAAGTCCGTACCCACCCCGATGACAATCAGAATAAGGAACTCTAGCCCCTCCCTCGCAAATGTTGGAATGGAAGTTACTCTCCTGTTTAATATTTCCCATGATCGTAGCAAGAGCATTACGATCACGAATTTTTGTTCTTTCTTGGAGTTGTGCAAGGACATACTTTTCTTCTGGGGTACAATCTTCACACTTCCAAGTTTTTTCTACAACCTCAATTTCAACAGTAGGAGGTGTTTGTATATTATTTACAAACGTAGGTCCTTGCGATGCCGTAAGCAAAAGAGAACCCAGTAGAGTCGTGCGTAAAATCATTAATCTCATTTGAACACCACTATGATAGCACGAGAGATCGTGCCTGTCAACAAATAGAAAACACCTGATACTTTGTCATATTGCTAGTCATATAAAATATCTCTGGATCGTAAATTAATACTTGATTATGTTCAATGTCTTTTTGAAAAGAAATAAATTTAGATTTATCCTCCGGTTCTTCAACCATTTGATAATTAGTACCAGGTGCTAATTGATCAAGAGAATTTTCATCGTCCTGTGTTTCTGGTTCTACAATAATTTCTTTTAACTGATTTCTTAAAGAAAAAACAATTTGATTATTATACTCACCACCACTCAAATTAACTATGGCATTATATTTTGCAGATCCACAATCAAAATCATTTTGAGTATTATCAGTAGAAAAATAAACAAGATTATGTCTTCTACTATTACCATCAGTATTTAAAAGTTGGCAGAAAAATTTATATATTGGTATTACTCTATTATCTCTAGCGATTAACTCTTCTTCTTCTCCAAATTCATATGATGCAACACTATCTGGTGTTAGATAAAACATTTCCATAGACAATATATCAGAAGTTAAATCATCGTCTATGTCTATTCTGTATTTTTGTAAACCTGATTGTTGTCTGTTTAGTAAAAACATTTTTCTCAATACCTGTACTCTTCAATTTTATCTAATACTTTATTGAGATACTTCTGTGCTATTTCTTTTTCTCCAGGGTATCCTTCATCATGATCAACACTATGCTTCAACTTAAAAATATAACATTTTAGTTCTTCTTTATCCAACTGACCACGTGGCATAATACTAAAATAACTCTGCCCATTATATAGGACAGAGTTTTAAATTATGCTCTCAGATATTCTAGAACTCTATCTGGATGTGTTGCTGAATATGGATCTTCTTCACAATTATCACACATGCCAGGTTCTGCAATTACCTTTTCAATAATTTGATTATTAACTACAATTACATTTCTCCAAGGTCTGTTACCGTAACCTTCACGATCTCTCTTAACTAGATAACCCATTTCAGAGGTGAATTCACAGTTACCGTCAGAGATAAAGAGTGCATTAGGACCAACAGTATCAAAATTATTTGCTAGTTGCCACTCGTTTTGAGTCCAAACATCATTTGTTGTCAAGACATAAACTTTATCAATACCTTCATCCATAAAGTCTTGATATGCATCTTTGATATCTTGAAGATGCTCTTCACCACAAACACGATTATTTGCACCAACTAATGAAAACACCACTACTCTTTTATTATTAAAAAGATCAGCAGCAGTAGTTTCGATTAAGTCCATATTGTCAAGATAAAAAAGTTCCACATAAAGTGGAACTTGATATCCTGCTGGGATAGGTGATGGTTTCATTTTATTAAAGATACTTACCTGTTAAGATATTTA